CCTGGGTCGGTACGCATCGCAACCCCGCCCCGCCACATGGAGGCCATCTGCATGAAGTTCTGATGGTTCACGGAACCGGGGGGCGGTGGCTGCGGAGGCATCTGGTGCTGGCCAGGCATGGGCTGCTGGTACTGCTGGTACTGCTGCGGCTGGTTGATGTACTCGCGCTGGATGTCGTGGGCGCTCACCTGCTGGTACTGGGGGACGGGAGGGGCGTGCCTCTGCTGTGGCTGTTGCGGCTGCTGGCCGAGCCGCCGTGCGTACCAGTCTGCTGTGCTCATGTGTTACCCCTTCGCCTCTGCCCAGGACGACCCCAGGTCAGCCGAGGCAACGAGGGGTACCTCACCCAGAATAGGCGCACCCGCCAAGGAAACGGAACCCATGACAGTGACAAGCGTGTCCTTCATGTCCTCAGCCTCCAAGGCTGGGCATGAGATAACGATTTCGTCATGGACGGTGACGAGCATCTTCGCACCGAACCGGGGGACCACGGTGTCCAGGTCGATCAGCGCCAACTTCATCACGTACGAGGCGAACCCCTGTACGACGGCGTTGACAGCCTGTCGCTCGCCACGGTAACGATCGTACTCTTCTGGTGAGAAGAGGTCGGGCAGTCTCCGGCGACGCCCGAAGGGTGGGATCAGAACGTAAGGGGGGTTTCGGAACGGGTCCGATCTCGACCCCACCGCCCTGGCGTCTTCCAGCAACCGGGACTTCCAGGCTTCAAGCGAGGGGAAGTTTCGGTAGTACCGCTTGATGAAGGTCTCGGCGGTAGCCACATCCACCCCAGCAGTACGAGCCAACTTGCCTGCACCACCGCCGTAGAGGGTGAGGAAGTTCTGCCCCTTGCCCGCCTGGCGCTGCTCCTTGGTGACAGCGTCCATCTCCACCGAGTACATCGCAGCAGCGGCCGCACGGTGAATGTCCTGGCCCTCGGTGAACACCTGCACCATGTTGGTGTCACCGGAGAGGAAGGCGGCGCAGCGCAGTTCGATCTGGTCGTAGTCGGCCACCACCAGCACGTGTCCCGGCTCGGGGACGAACATCTCACGAATCACACTTCCGTGCTCACCACGGGCAGGAATCTGTTGGAGGTTCGGTGACGCTGCCGACAGACGGCCGGTGACGGTGGAGTGCTGCTTGAACGAGGTGTGGATGCGCCCGTTGATGAGGTGCTTACCGATGCCCCCGATGAAGGTGCCGCGCAGTTTCTCCAGTTCTGACCAGTCCAAGAACACCTTGGCCAGCCGGTTCTGATCGGCATAGAACTCCAGGGTCGCCTTGTTCAACTGCGCCTTGTTGGTCTTCTCGGTACGGGACTTCGGCTTCAAGCCCTGCCCGCCCTCCTTCTTCGGAAGGAAGAGCAGGTCACGCTTGGTGTCAAGGTTTGTGAGGGGAAACTGATACCCCGCTATCGACCAGGCCTCGACCTCTAACTCCTTGATGTCCAAAGCGAGCGTGCTGCCGACGAGGGTGAGGCGGGATGAGTCCACCGGAAACCCAGTGGCCTCCATCCGCATCAGCACGCCGTAGAGAGACATCTCCAGCAGGTAGGCCTCGGTGAGTCCGCTCCTGGCGAGACGGGGGTGCTGGTTGCACCAGTACAACCAGGTGTACCGCACGTCCTGGGCGAGGTACCGGGCCACGTCATCGACGGCCTCCTTCTCCACACCCGAAGAACCGAGGTTGGGGTAGAACTCCTTGCGCTTGCCGCTCGGGATGTCCAGCCAGTCGCAGACGAGGTCCTTCAGGCCGTAGGTCAGACGGTTCTCGTCCAGCAAGTGGGTGAGGACGATCGTGTCGTGATACGGGCCAGGAGGGATACGCCCGCCGTAGTACTTCGCTACCGACATCAGGTCGAACTTGGTGTTCTGCCCGATCTTCTCACGGTCCGAGAACAGCAACGGTTCCAGGGCATCGAACACCTCGCCGGGGGTCAGTTGCTCCAACCGCTCGGTGTAGGTAGCGGGGATGTTGTACCGCTTCTTCGCCTTCGACAACTCGCCGTTGGCGAGAACACGCCGCTCATGCTCGGGAGGGAGGCGGTTCTCGGAGTGAGCAGGCACATCCAGATACCCAAGGGGGTGGTTGATGGGGATGAGATGAACCTGGCCAAGGCTTCCGAGACCGACCCACAGCACCTCGTTGGTGTGCGGGTTGCCCATGGTCGTCTCTACGTCGATGACGAAGCAGGGCTGCTCCAGCAGTCTTGACACGACGGCACGGAGTTCCTCGATGTCAGTGATGAGATGCGGAACGGGCCGGACCCGAAGGCCCGACCCGCCCGCTTGCGAGTTGTTGGTCACGGCGGGTCAGTCGTACTCCGACGCCAGTTCTTCTGCGATCTCTTCCAACTCGCCCTTCTTGGGCAACTTCACCACGTCGGCGGTGTAACGGCCGATGGCGTCCAACTCGGCCTGTGACGGTGCCTGCACACCCCACTCCTCGGCCAGGCTGGTCGGCTTGACCGGGATGACGTTGGTCTGCGTGGTACCACCCTTACGGCTCCCGGACCCGGCCGAGGACTTCGACACGGCGAAGTAGCCGCGAGTGAGTGGGCCGATCTTCGGGTCGTCATGGAACCCGCCGAGCACGTTGAACAACTTGACGCCGAGGTCCCAGGTCATCAGCATCGGCACGCCGTCGTCACCGATGAGGGCGATGTTGAACGACGACACAGCCTGGGGCTTGTCACCGAGTGAGCAGATCGGGCAGGGCCGACCCACGGTGCCGGGGCACACGTACGGGCGGTTGACGAGGCCGTTCGCCCCCTGGCGCTCGATCCAGTGGCGCTGGAAGTTGACGTACGGAGCGTCATCCAGGAACCGCACGATCTGCGACTTCGCTTCGGGCTTGAACGACTGGGCGTAGTCGCTGGTGGCCTGGGCCTGCTGCCTGCCCGCAGTCCAACCACCGCGCATTGCCGGGATCGGGAGAGCGTCATCATCGGCAGGGGCTTCTTCGGGGGCCGGACGGGAGGGGCGGCGGGAGGGATGGGACACGCCCTCCTCCTCAGCCTGGGGGGAGGTGGGACGGACGGGGCGACGGCTGATACCGGTCATGGAGTTTCCTAACTCGTGAAGTGTCTATTGACTAGTGGATTCGTGGATTTCGTTGAAGAGAGCCTGCACCCGGACTGCAAACCGGGTGGTCGGCGGCTTCTTGTTGAGGATCACGCCCTCTTCGGAAGCAATACGGAGGATACCTTCGATCTGCTCCCGAGTCCAGAGCCTACGACCCCTTCGTAGGTGCTCGGGCTGGTTGGCCACCTTCGGGTTGGGGGTCCGATACCGGGATTTCGGGAGAAGCCTGTTGTTCTCCCACGCCCGGATGCTCTCAACGCTGTACCCGAGGGCCTTGGCGAGGTGGCCGATGGTGAAGAACTGTACGTCCATGCCAGCGACCTTGTACACCAACGGCCTGTCGTCCCACCCAGCGTCGGCATTCGACGAAGACATGGGCGGCGTACGGTTGATCGGCTTGCGGCGACCTGGGTAGTCCAGGTCACTGAACTTCTCCGAGAACCAGTCGCCCACCTGTTCAGCACTGACTGTCAAGGATGTTGAAGAACGCCGAGATTATTGCGGTCTGCTCGCTCGGCGTTGATTCCGTCATCCCGGACCGGATGGCCGAGTCCACAAACTCGTCACCGAACAGGTCTCGGGCGTTACACATGTCGGACTGTTCCGAGATGCTGAGGTCATCCCAGGCGGACTGCGCTGCGAGCGGGGCGATGAAAGCGGTCATCTCGTCGTCCGTCATGAACGCTTCCGTAGTCGTCGGCGCTGCGGTCGTGGTCGGCGCTGCGGTCGTGGTCGGCGCTGCGGTCGTGGTCGGCGCTGCGGTCGTGGTCGGGGCATCGGCGGGTGGTGCCGTCGTAACGACCGGAGCAGACACGCTGTCGTCCGAATCAGCGAGAGCGCCGATCAGGACGATGGCGGCAACGCCACCGGCAACGAGGGGCCACCTCTTGCGCTTCGGCGGTGGGGGCGGCGGTGGGGGGCTGAACGGGCTGTTGGTCTGTTCCATGGTTCTCTCTCAGTTCAAGGAGTTCAGCAGATCGTCCACGCTGGCCCGGAACCGGGTGAGGGGGAGGACGTGGCGGGTCGGGATGTTGTCGGATTCGCAGTAGATCACCTGCACGACGAAGTCCATCATGTCATCGGTGGACAGACCGTGGTCGAACACCTGAACCGGACTCGCCAAGAGTCTCAAGCGCTCCACGCCTTGCAGTTGCAAGTGGGCTTCATCCGGCGAATCCAGGGGGGCCTTGGTCTTCGGCTTCGGCTTCGATGCCTTCGGCTTGGGATTCGATGCCTTCGGCTTGGGATTCGGCTTGGGCTTCGACCGAGGCCCGTAACCGGGCTTCTCCAGCATGGACAGGGAGCGGCAGCGGGCCACGACGGCCCGGACCTCCTCGACCACACGGTCAGCAGCAGGCTTGTCGGCACCGAGGCTGGCGTTCACCCAGGCAACGAGGTTGGCGATGCTGTACAGGTTGTCGTGATAGAGGCGGTTCGCCTCTTTGGCGAAGTCCTCGTAGAACTGGTTGGTGTACTTCTGTCGGTACGAGTCGCGCTGTCCGAAAAGGTATGCCGCCCCACTTGGGTTGACGCTCACTTCTTACCTGCCTTCTGGTTGATACGGGTAGCGATGAGTTCCAGCCGGAACTGGTTGCGGCGGGGGCGTGGTGCGCCTCGGGCCATGAGGTACCCGTTGGGGTAGGTGTACCGGCGCTGGGAGAGCATCCCTGCCGGGTCGACCACGTCCAGGCGGCGCATGGCGCAGCGGGAGCAGTCCGTCACGATCAAGTCGTGGTCATCGGGCCAGAGGGCGAAAAAGTCCACCTTCTCCTGGGGGGAGGCCGAAACCTCATCCCAAGCGTGCCCGAAGGTACGGCAGCGGAGGAAGGGCAGGGGCAGGGTCATGACGATGCCGCCGCTGCGAGGATCACCAGACCGAAGATCGCTGTGAACACGACGCCGAGCACCAACCCGGCGACGGCCATGCCGCTCACCTTCGGGCGTCCGGCTTTCTTCGACTGGTTCATCGACACGCCAGCGAAGATGATCGCCAGCACGGGCACGATGGCGTACAGCCAGAAGAAGAACACACTGCAACAGCCGAGCACCAGTGCGGCGATGGCCATGCCGTTGCCTTCGGTGGAGGGCGTGGTCGTGTAGCCAGCGGGAGGCGGGCTAGGAGGGGTAGGGAAGGTCACGATGGATTCTCCTTGTTGATGTCGTCGTCTTCTTCGGCCTCTTCCAAGATGAGAGCGAACGTCTCCTTCTCGGTGTAGAAGCCCTGGAACACGTGGTCGGGGATGGTCCCCGAGAAGTTCAGACCGATGATGCTGTCCTCACTGAGGTACTTCCTCGTCTCGGTGACGACGCACTTGTCCATCAGACCGTTCGCTTCCAACCACGCCATGGCAGCAGTCTCGTTCAGGGTCTGGCTGACACGGCGCTGCCGCTTGAACCCGACGATGAACTTCTTGCCGACACGAACCGGGTCACAGCGGAGGGTGCGGTGACCGGCCTGGTCCTCTTCCCCACGGGCCTCCAGCACGCCCAGGATGTCCTTCTTCAACTTGGCCTCTTCGGCCTCGGACTTCTCTCGGAGGGTGCGGAACTGGGCGTACTCACGGGTGAGTCCATCCCAATGGGATGTGGGGCTGATTCGGCGTGCCATGAGTTGCAAAGGTAGCGGAACCTTTGACCAGGGAGCAACCTGCCAGTTGGATTTCTTTGTAACAAGGGTTACCCCTCCAAAAGAAACGCTTTCAACGATTGAAAGTCCAGGGGCAACGAGCCTGACTGGAGGTCGTACTTTCCATCCAGGAAGGCACCTGCCACGGCCAACTTGTCCTTCAACATGCGGAGCATGCGCTCTTCGATCGTGTCTCGCCCGTACAGGTATCCGATGGTGATACTGCTGAACGACGACGAGGTGCGGTCGATACGGCTGACACGCTGCGAAAGCACGCCAGCCGACCACGGCAGGTCGTAGTTGATGAGGTGCGAGCCACGGTTGAGGTCGACACCGTAGGCACCGGCATCGCTGGACAAGAACACACGGCACCCGGCATCGTTGTTGAAGAACTTGATGCGCCGGAACCGCTCGCCGGACTCGACATCTCCGGTGATCTTGGTGTGCCCGATACGGCGCTTACGAAGTTCCGTCTCCATGAGCGCCAGCATCGGCTTGAAGAACGAGAACACCACGACCTTGTTGAGGGGGTCCTCGTCGGTGATCTCTTCGATCATCTCCATCAGGGCATCCATCTTCGGGCTGGTGGTCGGCAGGCCATCCAGCATCCCGGACAACTTCAACTGGCTTGCGTACTTGGACCCGCTCTTGGTGGCGTCGTCATCGAAGTCGGCGGCGCTGTTCAGCAGCAACTGCGGGTGACTGGCGAGCATCCGCATGCAGGTGAGCCGGGCCATTACCTCACCCTTCAACGTCTGGTCCTGGTTGCTGCCCCGACCGTAATGCGCTGCCAGGTCGAACCCGTTGGTTCCTGACGCTGCGGCACGGTCCAGTGCGGCGAGCAGATCGCTGCGGATGTAGTTATGGAGAGCCAGAACCTTGTTGTCCAACGGAATCGGAATCTCCATCGACACAACCTCGGGGAGCCACTCCTTGATGTCCTCTCGACTCTTGCGGAACATGACGGGCTGAATCGCATCATGCAGCCGGTTCAGGTTGTGGTACTTCTTCGGACGGCCGAAGTGGTCACGCTCGATGTAAGTCCGGTCGAAATGCTGGAAGGTGCCGAGCACGGTGGGGTCCACAAACTCCATGATGGAGAAGAGTTCCTCGGGGCGGTTCTCCACCGGCTGACCCGACAACGCCAAACGGTGGTTACAGCGCTTGCCGAGCAACTTCACCTTCCGGGATCGTTTGGCGTTGAAACTCTTGATGGCCGTCGCCTCGTCAGCGATGATGAAGTCCAGCGGCACGTACTTGATGAACGACTCCCAGTCGTTGACGACCGACTCGTAGTTGGTGATGACGTAGTGGAACCGCTTGGCGTGGCGGTACTGCGCTGAGCGCTGGGCCTTGGAACCGTCGACAACGAGCGAGCGTGTGCCCGGGTCTACCTTCCTCAGTTCGGCCTGCCACTGGAACTTCAGGCTGTTGGGGGCCAGGATCAGCCCGCTCACGACTTTCTTCTGACGGCGGAGTTCCATCACGGTCCCGATCGCCGTGGCCGTCTTGCCGCTGCCCATGGTCATGGCCAACAGCAGCGATCCACGGTCAACAGCCATCTTGATGCCGTCGATCTGGTAGGGGCGGTACTGAAAGTCAGGCATCGACAGCCTTCCAGACGATGGCCCTACGTCCGGTGCGGGTGTTCCGCTTCTTCCCTGAGTCCCACAGCCTGCCGTCCAGCACCAGGGACCGACGAGTGGCCGACGCACTCTGGTGCAGCCAACCGGTGATGACCTCCACCTCGTCGTCGGTCAGGCCGTCGTCTGCCTGGGCGATCAGTTGATAGCAGCGCTCCTTACGCATCGGAGCGGACGCCTGCACGCTGCGGTACGCCTCCAACGATGTGGCACGAACGGTGATGTAGCGGGTCATGTTCTGACCTTCTTCTTCGGGGGTGGGATGGTCACCGGACGAGACACGGACAGTCGGTAGTTGCGGAGCAGGTCATCGTCGCTGTCAACATCGCCGGGGTCCTTGGCGTCAGAACCGTCGTCAGTCGTCAAACCGTCGTATCGGAATCGGTAGACACCAGTTCCGCACCGGTGGAGTTGCGCTGCCACGAACGACAACGCTTCTTGCCCGACCCGGTCGTTGTCCAGTGCCAGCACCACGGTGGAAAAGTTACGAGACAGCATCCGCATCTGACTATCTGATACCCAAGCACCGAATGACGACACGGCGGGAATGCCGAGTCCGTAGAACCGCACAGCGTCCAGCGGAGACTCCACCAAGGCGACCTCATCGTGCCGACGCATCTCGGAGAACCCGAACAAGGTAGAAGCCTTCTCCAACCCGGTCGGGCGGTTGAGCACCACACCCTTCTGTCGGTACTGAGCGCCCAACAACACACCGCTCTCGTCGCGCACCGGCAGCACCCATGACTTCATCTGGGGGTCCCAGCGAACACCGTAGGCATCGGCGGCATCGGGGCGCAGTTGGCGCAGTGACAACAGCCGGTGTGGCACCGAGGTGAGTGTGTTCGACAGTTCCCACTCGGTGGGTGCCCTGGACTCCGGCTCCGGCTCAGCGAGGCGGGCGACCTTGCGCTGGAGGGTGCTGGTGGCCAGCACCATCTCCAGGTCGTCGGGGACGTACCCCTGGAGGTCCATCAACAGGCCGGTCAGTGTTCCCGAGTACCCGCAGGAGAAGCAGTGGTGGAGGAAGTTCGTACGGTTGATGGACCACGAGGCGTGAGTATCCACCCGGCCAAGCCGCTCTTTGTGCATCGGGCAGGAACCGTTGATCTCCTCGCCGCTCTCCTTCAAGCCACGAACCCCGGCCTCGATCAACAGGTTGAAGATGTCAGGGGCCACCGAGGTTCCCCTTCGATGCTGCAGCACGTGCTGGTGGTGTCCACGCCGACAGGTCAATCTCGGTGACCGACCCATGGTCCCAGTCCCACTCCACCATCACATCCTTGCGGGGACCGGAGCGAGACTCCATCACGTGGAACTTGCTGAGGTTGGAGTCGGGCTGGCGCTCCACGCCCAGGATGAGGTCGGCGTCTTGGCCGAAGGCAGAGGTGTAGCCGATGCTCGCCAGCGTCAGCCCACCCTTGGCTCGGGAGATGAGCGACTGGGTGGACACAACGATGGGGATGCGGGCCGACTGTGCCAACTGCTTCAACGAGCGGGAGATGTCTGTCAGCACCTGCGGGGAACCCTTCGGGTACTGACCGGGGTCAAGCCTGTCGCTCTCCATCATGTAGATGCCGTCCACGAACAGTACGTCGGGCTGATAGTCAGCGATCTTCGCCTGGAGGCCAGACACCGTCATCCCCGATGTCACATCAGCCGAGAGGATGAACGGGGTTGTCGTGCTCTTCAACTGTTTCAGCGCACGCTGAATGGCACGAAGTTCTTTGAGGTTGGTCGTGCCGTTCAGAATCTTGGTCAGAGATACACCACTCAGCAGCGAGACGAGACGATCCTCCTGCTCCTGGTTGGACATCTCAAACCCCACGAAGAGGGAGGTCTTCCCGATCTGGTGAATGTGCTTGGCGATGTACAGCAGGAAACTGCTCTTACCCGACTTAGGGACACCAGTGATGACGATGAACTGCTCGGGCTGGAGACCTCCGGTCACGTAGTCGATGCCGTCGAAACCGGTGGCCAGACCACGGAGGTGGCCGGGGCGCTCACGCCGGTCGGCCAGCCGCTGCATGATCCCGTCCGCACCGGAGACGATGTCCACGTCCCGGGTGCTGGTCGTCTCGGTCTTGGCCTGCACCAACGCTTCGTGAAGCACACGGCGGATATGGAGATGCTTGTCAGGCTCGTCACGGTCTGCGGCCACATCCGAAGCGTCCTGCAATGCTGTGATGTAGATGAAGTGCTCACGGCGCGCACGCAGTTGGTCGACGTAGTAGTCCACCGGCTGGTCGTCGCCGGTGTCCCAGGTGTATGTCGGGAACGAACGCTGCACCACGTCGGGAGTCGGTGGTGCCGAGTACTTGCGCCAATGACTCAGCAGGAAGATGTAGACCTTCTTCCACGTCTCATCGGGGAAGAAGTCAGCGGTGATCTTGCCGTCCACGAAGGGGCGCAGTTCACCCTCGGTGATGATCTTCGACAGTGCGGAATGCTGGAGGTCAGCCACGGGTCACCACGCACTCCCCTTCACAACGGCATAGCCGCGCTGGCCGTACTGCTGGAGGCGTTCCAGATCGGAGTCGTACACCTGCACGATCTCGGGGCGGAACGACAGCGACCAACACCACTCGGTGAAACTGGCAGAGTAGACCTCGTTGAAGTCGTCAATGCCGTACTTGCCGAAGAAGGAAGCGGCTCGTTCGGCAGCATCGTCACCCAGAAACGTGACCACGTCCACAGCGGTATCAGCGAACCGGCGCTTGATGCTGACCAGGTTCTTCAAGGGCAGGTCTAGCCACGACCAGTTCGTGCCGGTGACCTTCTCCCGGCCAAACCGGCCTTTGGCGGTCACTTCCTCCACGTCCACGAGCACGCCCTCAAGGATCGCCACCATCCGGGGAACGGCCCACGACGAGAGGTCACCCTTCTCCATGACCCTGCACCCTCACGACCTGGCACCCGTACTCAAACCCGACACGCCAGTCGGAGCCGAACGCCTGCGGCCCGATCACCCCGGAGAGGATCGTTACCCCACGGCCTTTCAGGCGCAGGTCCAGCCGAGCCAGGATGTGTTTCTTCCAGAACTCGACATCCACGGTGAGGATGTCATCGACCCACAGCACGCCAGACGCCCAGACGGCATCCCACTCGTCCAAGACGGACTGCGTCTCCACCCACAGGGAGATGTCCTTGCCGTTGGCACGGAGCAGTTCCTCCTGTGACCACAGTTTGCGCTGCAGGTCGGTCAGTTCGACTGCGCTGATCTTCCGACCAGGCGGCAACGACAGGTCCACGGCCCCCTCGGTGTCATAGGCACCTAGGGCTGCGGTCCGAGCGATGGTGCTCGTGCCCGACTTGCGTGGGCCGAAGACCCACAACCCCCGCTGCCCATCTTGGGAGAGGTTGGACAGGAACTCACTAACGATCTTCTCCTGAGCGGAGGTCAACTGAACCACGGCGGTGGTCCTCCTGTTCTGACTCGGGTCCCGCCCAGCACAGGGACCCGCCCCGGGGGGTAGGGAAGTTGACCACCACCTTCCCCCCAGGGACAGGATGCCTGTGAAGGCCAGGGGAATGTAGCAGCGCCTCCCAAGGGTGGCAACTCAGACGACGATGACCCTCCCGGAATCAGCGTAGGTGTACTCGCTGGCCCCGCTGCCGAGTCGCCCGACGTTCTTGACAAAGCACTGCCAGGCGGTGAACCCGGCCGTGGGAGTGATCTGGTCGGTCCGCACTCGGGACATGAACTCGTCCACCAGGGTCACAACGTGCGCTGCGCTGACGGGCTGGCCGTGCTCGGGCTTGAAGTAGTGGAGGTTGAGCCAGGAGTAGGCGGCGACCTTGTTCGGGCACCGCTGGATCATCCCGTACTCGGGGCGCTTGGCAACCGTGGCCTGCCACTCGCGAAGGAAGTGATCGACCACGATGGCCGAGGGGGAGCGTTTACGTCCGTGCTCCGTGGGAGATGGAGAGTCAGGGTCTGCTCCAAAACCGCTCACCGGCGCTTGCGCCGGTACTTGGGTTTGTTTGTTCTCTTCTCTTCTATGTTCTTCATGGGTCATGGGTGACCCGGGGGCCGGGTCATGGGTGACCCTCACCCCCCGGGTCATGGGTGACCCGAACCCTCTGACCTGGGGCTTTGTCTCGCCGCTCGGCGGGTCGGTTACCAGCCGGTAACCGTTGCTCTGACGGCCCTTCTCGCCGTACCGGGGTATCACAACAAGTGCCCCCACATCCTGCAGGTTGGCGATGGACCGCTTGACCGTCTCGACACTCATGCCGACCTTGTCAGCGATGTACGCACGGCTCGGCCGTATCTCGCTGTACCCAGCGAGGGCAGCGATCACCCCGTAGACGCGCACATCGACGGCGGTCAGGGTGGGGTGGAACAAGACCCACTGGGGGATTACGGCAAACCGTGTTCCTTCCAGTTGCAGCGGGTCGTGGTCATCGTTAGTGTGTTCCATGAAGTGCTCCTGGGTACGGGACGGCTTCTACTGAGCGCCGGGACCCGCCCCCCGGCGCTCAGTGCTTTCTACCGGGAGTGTCACCTCCAGCGCAAGGGCAACGTCATTCGATCGTGACGAACGGGTTGCCAGCCTTCGCCTTGGCGGCGGTGAAGGTGGCCATGTCATTGAACGCCCAGTTCTGGGTTGATTCACATGTGTCACACACCCAGCCGTCGATCGTCGCACGCAGCGGATAGTCGTTCCAGACGAACGCTTCGGGTGGAGCGTCTTCGTCGTCGGTCCACGTCGGCTCGGGGAGCGGGTTGGCGTCACGGCACGCTCCGCAGGTGAACGGGTGAACAAGGCCACACGTCTGCCACCGGTTGAGGTTGTTGACCTGCGTCTTGGTCCACGGTGCCCAGACAATGGCGGCACGCACGATCGCCTCAGCGTCTACGGCCTGGGGGGCCTTGACTTTCTTGTTGCTCACGGCACTTCCTCTCGGCGTCTTTGTGACAGTGGGCAGACACCATAAGCCCACTATGAATCGAATAACGCTCCCAGCAGTACG